GGCCTCGCGCTTCATTGCGTGATAGGCCAAAAACATGAGATCGGCAATTCCCAGCTTGTCTTGTACTTGCTGGATCGTATTGCCAGTCTTTTGTTCCCATTTCATCCACTCCGGTGGCAGCGCGGTATATGTCGCGCTGTCCCCGGCCGTGTATTCAATTGTAATTGCTAGTTTCATTTATTTGCTCCCGATTCTTTTTTTAGCTAAATGTTTCTGTTGGTGTGCCTACAACTGTCAATGTCCATGTGTCTGTCAATGCTCCCGGAGCTGCGCCACCAGCTGTTGGGAAAATTGGCAAAACATTGAAAGTGAAAACCGCGCCTGATGCAGCTGTGAAAGAAACACCGACTGTTGTGTTTGGTGCTGATTCAGCGTTTGACCACATTGATTCAAATAGTGATCCAATGGCTCCAGCTGGTGCGCCCCAATCTTGCAAAAGCTCGATTGTGAAAGTCCATTGTGTATCTAAAGATTTGTAAGCACGGCCATCGAGCGTTTGATAGGTTTCGATGATTGTGTCACATGAGAGCGTGGCCGATGTTGTTTGTGCATCATAGTTTTTGGTGTCCAAAGTGAATGACACATCGCGGCCGGTAATGATTGTTGTTGGCATTTTTTTTCTCCTTTAATTGGTGTAGTAGGTGCTTACTTGTAAATCGGCCGTGAGGTACTTACCTGCACCGACTTCCAATGGTTGTGGTTGATTGACATTGCCGACTTCATAGCCGGCTGGCATTGCGCCAATGATGCTGATCATTAACTGTTCAAGATTGTCCAAAGCTGCGGCATTGTTGAGGTATGCAACTACGCCTGTGACTGTAAGATTGACTTTTACTCTCGTTTGAGCTTTTGCAATCAAAACGCTTTCTAAATATGGTGCATCCGGGATCAAACATATGCTCGGTGATGTCATTGTCTCTGGGATTCCGTTATACACATTTGCAGCAATGCCCGATAATGCTGTTTTCAATGGTGTGCGGATTGCGGATTCGATGCTCATTGGCACATCGTTTCGACATCAAGAAACGGGCCTAAGAGGCCAATGACTCTGTTGCTAAGACTCCGGCCGAGCACAAATGGTGACGGCTGAAAATTGTCTGACATGATCTGGTTGCCGGGAGCTGTAATGCTCTGAAAAATCTCAACCGCTACAACCAAAATTGCGTTTTCAATCGGTGGTGTGTTTGCGTACAAAGCCGCTGCCGATCCACCGCTTAATGTCGCTGTTGCCGCTGGAATAAACGGCAATGGATAGTCACGATCAGCGGCCGCTGTTGCAGCTGTGAAAGTGTAAGGCTCAATCCGATCATCGGTGACTGTGTAAGTCGCGCTGTAAGCTCCGGCCCCGGTAACAACAACAGATTGACCCGGCACAAAGTAATTTGGCCGCATTGTGGTGAAATAAATGACGGAATCACTCACATTGGCAAAAGTCACCGATGATTGGTATTGCGTAAGTAAAGGCAAAACTGTTTGCTCAGCGGAATCTATAAATGAATCCAATTGAGCATCACTATACAAAGAAACCGAGACACCCAAAATTTGTCTAAGCTGTGCAGCTGTAACTATTGCGGGCATCTCGGTTCCTTTCGTGTCAGTAGCGTTCGGGAGCGACCGCTACCGATTATGAGTTATTTATGGGAGGTTATTGAACTGTGCACCATTTGGCACCTTGGCAGCTAGTGCCCCATAGCCATAATACAAAATGTCGATGGTTCCATCGCTGTTGATGTTGCTGCGTAGCGTAAAGCGTGGGCTTTCGTACCATGTGTAGCTATCTGGATTGACAACGACCATTGAAGAATCACCACTAGCTGTTGTTGTACCAGCGTTACCAAATGAGCGTGAAACATAAAGGTTCAGACCCGGTGAAACTACACCGCGCAATGAATCTCCGCGAACATTTCCTGCCTGATTGCTAGGTTGTGCCGCATTGTATAGCGGTGTGCCATTGTCGTTGTATCCCATGATGTTTCCCCATTGTGTTGGTGAAACGATTAATGAGCGAGCAAAACCAAGTGAGTTGCCATAAACAGTTGCGGCAGCTTGAGATGTGTATCCAAGGAATCCGGTTGCTGAATTCGCTGATTGTGCTGTCACAGTAGTGACCGCCGCTTGCATTGCTGCAAGTGCATACTCATCAGTTTCTTTTGCATAAGCAAATTCAAGATTTTGCAAAAGAGCTGTTAGATATTCCGGACGGCTGCGGTCGATCAATTCGACAGTTGAAATCGCACGGCCTTTAAATGGCTGTACTGAAACTGAAAGAAATGTCGCTGAAAGTGATGATTCTGTAACTGTTGCATTTTCGTTGATTGGCAAAACTGTGGGTACAGCGGTCACACGGGGCAACTCGAAGGTCATGCCCTCGGCGACTAATGTTTCGCGGCTGATGCCATCGATTAAACCACGATCAGCGTTTGCAAGTGCGTTGATCACCTGTGTGCTTTGTGGTGTTGGGATCATGCCCGGTGCGGTTGATGTTGTGTTATCAGCTGCCTTGACATACTGGCGTGAATCCTCATCATGCAAAACGCTTGCGCGTAGGTAGTGCTCAAGGTATGAAACCTTGTCCACAATTGGTGATCGTGGTGCTGTGTAGTAAGCCGGGCGCGATGCCTGTACTGGTGCGGCGACTTCTGGAGCTGCTACCGGTTCAACGGCGACAGCGGCTTGTTCGGTAGTGTTTTCCACTTTGTCTCCTTCATTTGGGTTTATTGTCTCTGTAACTGTTTCAGTTTCAGAATCTTCCGATGCGGCTACCTCTGAAACGCGTGCAGATCGCACGGCTGGTTCAGTAACCAAAGCGACAGCTGTGAGCTGTCCATTTAGCACCTTCATGGTGCCATCCTTTTGCATTTCGTAATTGTCTACCGCCAACTCAATGGAAAATCCATCGCGTAAGCCTTCCATAGCCTCTGTCAATGCATCCGTGCCGGCTGTTGTATTGGCGATTTTAAATGTAGCCGTCATTTCCTTGTCGTTCACACTCATGGCGATACTTTTTCCGATCCTGCGTGTATTGTCATGTTCAAGGTTGAGAAAAACATCCTGTGGCTGAATTGATCCACGAGCAAAAACAACCTTGCCAGTCGATGCATTCGCGTGCTCATTAAAAGCAACAATGCGACCGGTGATTGTGCGTGAATCTGAATCAGCCGCCGTGATTTGCATTGGTGTTGTTAGCTTCATGAAATCATGTCCTCCATTTGTCGAATTTCTTGCGTAGTAATTGCACCGATTTCAAATAAAATATTGTAAATTTCTGCACGCTCTTTTTCTGATCCGCGCAAGTACGCCTTGAGATCAAATTCCACGCGCTGTGTTGATGGCGTAAAATCTGGCATCGACAAACGGCTGGCAATGCTGTTCATCAGCGGCAAAAGCGAAAAGTCCAACAAAGTTTGACGCGCCGTCTGGGCGTTTGCATAGGTCATGGATGATCCAGTCGGCGCATCAATAAAGTAGGCCGGAATTCCCACGGCTCGTGCTAATTCTGTTGCAATTATTTCGCGTGCAGCATTGAGGCCAATTTGCTCTGGAGAAAATCCAACTGTCGTCAATTCAACATCGGCATTTAGAAATGCTGTGCCGCGATTTCTACGAGCTGCGCCCCATGCATCTAAAAGTTTTGCAATGCGATCAGCTGGCAATGCTGTGCCGTTTGATTTCAAAACCATCGATGGCACCGGCTCTTTTGCGTACATTGCAGCTGCTCGCTCAAGCTCTGCACCAGCACGGATTGTGCGACCAGCGCGATTCAATAAACCTTCATCGTTGCCGTAAAATACGACAAGTGATCCGACACCAGTCATTGGCACACGCGATCCATCGACTGTGTAATATTCAATTTGAGTGCCGATTGAGTTTAAGAAAACGCCAACGCGATTTGGAGCAACGCGCCACATTTGGCGAACACGGCCGGTGTCTGCAAACAAATCAATTATTTGAAAATACGAAAATCCTGTGAAAAGTAAATCCTCAGCTGCCCAACACCAGGAAACGGCTCCCGGTACTCGCTTATCCGGGTCGGAAATTACAACGGGTTGATCAATAATTTGTCCAGTTGTTTTGTCGCGCGTGATTAGTGGAATCGTGGCAATCGAATTGCAAATCATGTTTCGTGCACGAGCAATTGCCGGCACACTCATTGCTTCCTCACGGGTTGCAAGATAATCAGCTCCACCAAATGGGAAAAATGCATCCAGCGTTGGAGCTGGCCCAATTTGTGCAGCTACATCAGCACCGCGGTCAATTGCCACAGTTTCAATGGTGCGCTTTCGATCAAATAATCCCATGCACCCATTTTCTCAAAATGTCAAGCATCAACCCACCAAAATGTCTATTTCCGTTTCTGGGCGTGTCGCAAAGTGTGTACAAAGTGCAGCGGCCACAGCTGCTGCCACGGCCGTACCGCTGGCACGCCTTCCAATAACCCATCCGCCATCGCCTCTACGCAATTGAACAGCTGAAAGAATCTGCTCTGTCAGCTTTGATTGGTTTCGATGTTTCAAACGCCCGGAATTGATTGCACCCAGTAATTCATCGCATGCTTGAGGATAATCCGCATCCATGTCATGAATTGGGATACCGGCCGGCTGCATACGCGATGCAACGGCTCCGGATGTGCGCCGTGAGTAAAGCAAATACTCAATTGGGTACTTTCGGCAATAAGAGGCTGCATCGTTGGCAATTGCCCGATCATCAAGCTGGATTGTGTTTTCCCATGTGTGCAAAAGCTTGATAATAAACGATTCCGAGCCAAGCTTTTGGGCTGCGACTAATGCAGCATTTTTTCGATCCGGTGAAATGTCGATTGCCATCCATGTGAGCTTGTCCTCATCCAGATCAATTGTTTCATCGCCACACTCTTGCCACTCTTTGGCTCCGACCACGCTGGAAATTGTCTGAACCCAACGATTCAAAACCTCAGTCATTACAACATCGGGAGGATCATTGAAAACGGCCCGGATGTTATCTGGGTGGATTGTTATGTTTAGTCCGGGATTGGCAAAAGCTGCATTTTCCAATGAAATCTCATCGGTAGGTGCAGACCACTCGAAATAGCCCACATCATCGGCTGCGCCACTAGCTGCGGCCAATCCTCTTTCGCGCAATTGGTTCAAAACCATCGAGTGAGAATCACCGGCCGAGCTGAAACAATTGACCTGTGGATTTTTGGCAGCCATCAA